CGTGATATAAGAGGCTGGAGCAATTCAGCTTGCATCCGTCCTAAAACAGGGCCAAGCAACCTCATTTTCTCTTCGTTTCTCTGCAACACTTCTGTCGCTGTCATGTTTTGACCCTGACCCAGTAGCAGCTGATCTACATAAAACGCTTGACGTATTGCGTTACGCCTTTGCTCTTCCATGTTCAGCCCTAGTGGATTATTGGCCCCGATTTGCAGCGGCTCTAACCTATCTCGTGTTCCTGATCTGTAAAAGTTAAGCGCACCTGGTGATGTGCGTACTGTGCCTAGAAACCCATCGTCTGGAACCATTAACGGTGGATCGATTTGCTTTTGTGCTGCCTTAATCGTTGTTTCTGACATTTTATTAAGCATTTTAACATCAGGCAGTGCGGTCATAGCCGGGGATCTGCCATAAGTGCTTACTGAGTCTTTAACAAACCTTGGTGACATAAACGGCATTTCGTCAAAGCCACCTTCGCTAAGAAGCTCCCTACCCTCTGCCATATAATATACAGATGCTACTGGTTTATTCTTTGCAAATGCCCCAGTAGCTTCTGCACGAGGAAACACGGCATGAACGACTTCATGTTCTTTGTACGGATCGTTTTCTACGTCTTTTGCAACTTTCTTTGGCATTTCTGCGTCAGGAAACTGCATTGCGATAGATCGAGCGGTAATTTTAAATTTTCTATAGATCGTATCTACACGACCCTGGCTATCTTCTGAGATGCATATTTCTGCAATATGCCGACACGCAAACCTTAACCCTTCTTCTTCCATGCTGACATAAAAGCTACCAGTGCCAAAAACCACCAAGTCATAGTACAGCTCGTGTATTTCTTGTTGAAAGTTACTTCTATTGAAGTGCTGGTACATTTGATCAGTACACACTTCTAGCCATTCGTTTGCTGCGTCATCCCTCTGTAGCGCTGGGTTTCTGTATCGCATAGAAAACCAGGGCGTACTTGGGCTGGTCAACATACCATGCAAGCTTGATGCTAAGAGCTCTACCGCATGTATTGCCGTACCATCGAATATAAGTTCTGTTCTTTTATCACCTTGAGTACGTTTTTTAACAATGTCAGCCTTACGAGGAAGCATAAAATCGGCAAGTTGTTGCCAATGCTGCTCCCAGTTGCTGCGCTGATTTTGTAACGTTTTATATCGCCTATCGAGCTGCTGTACGAGCGGTGTGACTTCAGCCATTACATAATTCCATAACTAGTCATAATAGTCGGTTTCTTTTTAAGTTTGATGCCATCAATTGCACCGCCTTGCGTGCGTCCAGCCATTTTTTGCATCGAACGTTCTAACGGATCTACCGTCATTTTACCCATCATTTGCGCTGGCTGTGATGACTTCTTACCCATCATGCCGGCTATGTTGCGTGGTTTTTTCTTATCGCCTATCATCATCTCAAGCGCCTATAAGCGTTTTGCGTCTGTTAAACGGATCAAACTCATCTTCATCATCGCCAGCCAATAACCCTTGAGCCCCACCAGGGTTAAGAATGTTTGACCCAGTGCCAGCAGTCATGTACCCAATAGCTTCATCTTCTGCCTCACCTAATGATGTGGTAAGCGCAGATGCTTGGTTTTGCTCTTGTGCTGCTGCTGAATTTACGGATGTTGAGGTGTTATCAAAATAATTTGCAGTGTTATCTGTTGGGTCTACTTCACCTTGTTCCTGTCCACCGCCAAAGGTAGCATTAGAAATTTCTTCTACCGTATCCAACGTAGTATCTGTTGTTTCATCAAGCGCCGTGGTGTTATCAGTAGTTTCTTCAATAGCTTCTTCAGTGGTTTCTTCTTCTGCTTTAGCAGCCGCAGCAGCTTGTTCCTTATTTCTTTTGGATTTTTTTTCTTTCATTTTTTGCAAAGCATCTTGTGAACCTTGTTGTCGGTTATCTAAATTTGCAAAATACTGATTGTCTTTCTTAATTATGCCCAGATCCATTTTGAGATCTTGCGCTGCTTTTTCAAATGCATTTAAATTATCATATGCCTCTTTTGAGCCATCAGCAGCAGCCATGTTTGTTGCCATTTGTGCGCCAGAGCTACCAGTTGTTCTTCCACTGTTATTATTCGTATAACTTACTTTTGGCTTTGGTTTACAAGCTGCACCCATGCTAGAATTCCTTTATCATATTACGACCACCTACCGCCTGGTAGCCAAGCCGCATCATAAGTTTTTCCGCTCTATCCGTTTTTATTCCTGACGTAGCGCCTGTCATTACACGCACAGCGCCCATTCTTTTTGCCCAGGCCTCGTACCACTTCATCAGTCTAATACCAGCCATACCGCCACGTTCTTCTGGCACTACATACCAAACGTAATCCCCAGCAACGAGCGTATTACTATAGGCAAACTTATACACCATGCCGATCATTACAGCGATAATCTTGCCGTTTTTCTTTGCCAGCAACACTGCATCATCTTCGTTTTCTATCGTGCCAGATAAAAATTCAGATGCTTTTTCTTCATCATAATCAGCAAAGTTCTGCCAACCTTCGCTATGAAAGTTTTTTAATACTTCCGTTAGCTCTGGCACATCTTCTGGCGTGCCTATGCAATAATTAATCATTCCTACGCTGCAAACGGATTATAACCGCTGTCAGCATTCCTTTGAGCCGGACGTAAGTTGTCCGAAACAGTCCTAATACCCACCGCACAATAACGCCAGCAATCGGCTGAATGCGAACTCCAATCATGAACAGGGGTGTTCCTAAAAGAACGTAAACGCTCATTATAAGCGCGGTGATACTGCCTAAGAGCTTCCAACCCAGGTTTGCACAACTCTGCATCAAACCAGCAACGAGGGAGTAACATTTTCGCAGCATGTATCCCATCCTCTAACGGTAGCTTCGGAACAACCCTAAAATTAATCCCTAGGTCATAAGCAGCCTCTCGCCTAGACTTCCCAGTACTTAACTCTCTCACCTCAATGTCATGCGGTGCATGATGCATCGAATACAAATATTCTTTCTGTTGCAGCACCTTCGCATAGTGCGGCAAGCCCTCGCCCCTGTTTTCATAATAATCAATCACATGAACAGCACGCCCAACTTGCTGTACAAACCATATCACGGTACTGTCGTTTACTCCCAGATCCCAAAAAGTTTCTACCCTAACACTAGGATCATACGGAACTGAAGTTATGCGCCCCATCTCATGGAGCTCCTGCAACTCTTTGCCATAAACAGCACCTGGTACATTCGCCACCCAGCTACATTCATACTCCTGGGCATACTGGTCAGGGCTCATCATACTCGATGCAGCCTCTAACTCCTCATCATCCAGTATCCCTGTTTCACTGGCCTTAAATAAAGCCGTGTGCCAATCCTTCTGCCTCTCAGCAGCCTCATACAACTCATAAAAAGCATTGTGACCCCTAGGCGTACCAATAAACAACGCCCAACCCTTACGATCACTCAACGCTGGCCTAATAATCTCAGGAAACAAACTCTCCGGCATATCAGCCATCTCATCTAAACACGTACCATCCTGATATATCCCACGTAAACTATCAGGGTTCTCAGCACCCAACAGCTGTATCCTGGCACCATTAGGCAAATCACACCGCAGCTCAGTCTCGTGAAACCTCACCATCGGTATCGCTCCAGCAAACTGCTTGAGATAATCCCAAGCTACTGCCTTCGCCTGGCGGTATGTCGGTGCTATGTAACTAAACCTAGGGTTAGGCTTGTCACACAATATAGCAGCCCTCAACAAGTGATTGATCGCCATAACCGTCTTGCCAAACCTACGATGACATACAACTACACCCCAGCGCTTCTTAGCTAACGCTTGGTGCAATTGATTTTGTAATGGCCTTGGTGAATAAGGTATCTCGATGTGCATGTGTGTGAGTGTCTTGTGTAGGTGTATTATACGTATAGTAGGAGCGCCCACTTTTTTGGAGGGTGGGGTCTGCCCTTGGCTAAAATTATAGGGTCATCGGGTGTGTATCCCGACTACATGTTCTGTAATTACAATAGGTTAGCTATGCTCAGTGCCTAACCAGTGCCTAACACTAAGCATATCTAAAACAAAATCAAATCTTGGGGGGTATGCTTGCCTCGTACGCGCGAGCACTGCCACAGTCTATGCACTACACACACAAATCCATAACACTATCCAGCTTCCGCACTGACCTCACCACCTGACCAAGTAAGTGTAATCTGTCCAGCTTGCTGCTTATCCTCTTGCTTATCCCTGATGCCTAGTGGCTGCATTTGCCTGATATGCTTGTCCATATGATCAGCCTGTAGTCTACGCCTTTGTACCTCTGCCATAGCCAGCTTTGGATCTGTAGGCAGCTCTGCTTCGACCAGGTCTAAAATTTGATCACGCATAACTTCGCATTGAAGAGATCGAGCATTACGATATTGTGTGTATGCATCCTCATCTTCTTGCACATAACGCAATATGGTTCGCCACGAAGGCAGATGTTCATTCTCGTTACAAATGCGAGTAAGGCTTACACCTTCCGCTATTGCTTCGCAGATTATCACCATCTGTTCTTTTGTTACATTACGTTTCGGCATTGTGTACCTAAGAAAAAGACCTGACTAGACTGGTTTACAGTTGAGACAGCATAAGCGCCAGTTGATTATGAATCTAGCCAGGTAAGTTGTTGAGGTATGGAATATACAGGCATTCCGGGTTGTCGTGCTGACAGCTCAAGATCCGTTTCTTTGCGACAAGATATGGAGGAGCTGCCAGCGTTTGACATAGATTAAACAATATCTGTCCAATCATATCATAACGCATACTACATTTCGTGCACTCATACAAGCAATAGTTTTTTTTCAGTCAAGTAACATGACATATATCGTCAAAAATACTCTGCAAGGATTTCATCATCAGTGTATTTAAGCTTTGCCCAGAGCCTTACCAATGCATCCTGGTATCTGCGTTTAATCTGCCTACCATCACGTAGTCCATGCATTCTTGCAAGCTTCTGCCACTGTGCGCCTCGCTCACGGAAGGCGGCACTGTGGCTGACAGCCCATACCATTTTACGATCATCTGCATTCATATGCTCTATACCCAAGTATAACGCATTTGTGTACTTATCTACTTGCTGGGGAGATGGCACTGGATGTTTAGGTTTGAATTCAGAATAACCATAAGCACTCCACTGCTGTGCATACTCAGGCCATGATCCTAACTTTTGTTTTCGTATTGCTGGGGGAAGTGCTCGCTCTGTTTCTGCTGCCTCGAAAAACATATCACTGAGCTGTGCTACGTCAGGGTTATCCACAAGGTTTGCTCCGAAAAAAATATGATGCCTATATACACTTAGTGTAATCACTTAGTGATAACTCTTTGTGTGTTTGTCGCGTTTGCAAATGAGCTCTATGATGGCTCATTTCCAACGCTGTGTAATCACTTAGTGTTAACACTTAGTGTATACTGTGTTGCGACTGCGTCGATTATAAGAACGTGATTCAAAACAGGTCAATCCCCTATTTTTCCACAAACGTCTAACTTGCTATTTGACGTACGTCCTCGTGTATTTACGTATAAGTTTTTTTTATTCTGCTTCGCTCGATTGCGCTTAATCTGCTGTAGTGTGTCCAGTGTGTGATCAAAATCATCATCGTCCATACGCATCATAAACGTAATAATTTTTGATACGTTTCGTGTCGTTTCACTCATTTGTTTTCCCCTTCGCTACGTCTTCTGCGTGTCTTATCACCCAGCTTAATTTCAATAATTCATCGCCCATATCTTCAGTCACAGCGCCGCTGAACAACACCTTGTTAAACTTGTTTTCCACAGCCTCTGATGGACGTACTGACCAGGACGCTTCGCCATCCTTTACACTCACCGTGAACAGCATATGTCCTACCTTGAGCTCCCTATTCATCATTAAGTACCGCGTCTTCGAGCAAGTTGATCTTGCCACTACCGCCACACACCTCGCACTCAACCATCTGGACGTATTCACCGTTGTTAAACTCTGTAGGCCAATGCACGTAGTAGGTCATTTCTCTTTCTCCGTACCCTCTGCAACGTGAACACCTAACCATGATCACATCGTCATCAGGCATCATACGTAGCCTTAATTGTTTGCCCGATACGCATTGCTATCTGTGGCACTATGGCGTTTCCTAATCCTCTAAGTCTGTCCACCCTTCTGGGTATCCCATGAGCCACTCGACCCACTGGGGGTTCAACATCCCAAGTGGTTGCTCTGGGTCTTTCACTGCTGCACATAAATACTTTTTCTCTTGCATATGACTGTGGCTTTTGCTGCCCACCGGCCCCGTGTCTTTGTACTCGCTTGCTCTGGGTGTCGGCCACATCGCTACAGATGATCCAGAGTCTATCTCTTCGGTGAGGTGCGTCCGTGGCACAAGCTGGAACAATGAACGGCCTTGTGGCGTAGCTTTCCCTCTCCAAGTCAGATAACACTTCGTCGAGCCCCAAAGTGACATGCCCATAAACATTCTCGAAAACGCACCAAGTGGGTCTTTTGCCTTGAATAATGGTAAAAATGAAAGGCCAGATGTGTCTGTCATCTTCTGTGCCTCTGCGCTGCCCGGCAACACTGAAAGACTGACAGGGGTATCCTGCTGTGATGATATCGCAGTCGGGAACAAGTCCATCTGGGTCATTTGCTAACTCCTTTACATCTTCAGCTATCGGCACATCAGGCCAGTGCTTGGCTAATATTTGTCTGCTCCAAGGCTCTATGTCGCAGAACAAAACTGGTTTACTTAACTCTGCCCACTCAAAACCAAGACTAAATCCACCAATCCCACTGCAAAGATCCACATGCCGTAACATCACTTCACCTCAAGCATAACAAAGGCTCACGCTGTAAATCGCGCAGCCAACCTAATAATTCGCTTTTGTTTTTGTCTGGGGCAAAGGCTATGAAAGTACCATCAACACTATCACAACCTATTGCAGCAGCGAGCCTCATTCGTTTGTATGAATTCACTCTGCCCATATGAACCCACTTGTTTTTTTGTTTAGCAGTTTTCGCAATGTCTGCTGCTGCTTGGCTTAACTTCCATTCAGTACTGCCACCAATAAAGATAGCGTCTAGTTCATCCCATAGAATTTGATCTGGCGTTTCACCATCCTGGCACACATACGCAGCTTTAAATCCCAGCTCACGTATGCGCGGTAGCATTGGATATGCACGTTCTCTTGTTGCAATTGCATCGCCAACAACATCAGGTGCAACGGCAAACAAACAATTTTTTGTATTAAGTCTACTAAGCCAGCGTAGATAACCAGTGTCTGAATACTTTTCTGGTTGATTAAAACAACCGTTATCAGCTGCCCACACACCAGAAATATTTATCCGCGACCAGCCGTTGTAAGTGCGTAAACTGCCTATCGCAGAGTGATCAGCATATTTACCACTTAGATAAATCATTCTTTTGCCAAAAACCAAACAACTACAGCGCCAACCAGCTTACTAGCAGTCATAATTAACAAACCAGGCAATGAGAAAAAACCTAACATTACCATGAAGACTGTTGAGTCTATCGGTGTGCTAATTGCTGACGATAGTAACACACGCTCACGCATTGGACGCTTGGTGTATGTGTACACCAGCCAATCTGTTAATTCAGATATTGCAAACGCAGCTGCGCTGGCTACAGCTACAAATGGATCCGCTAGTAAATAACTAGCAACTACGCCAGCAGCCATTACAGCTAACACTTTATGTTTCAGCTCGCGCTGTGCATAATCACGTAGCACAAAGATAAATCCAACTAGAAACGACATGGGCGCAAGCGCTTGTCCAGCTGGTAACTGTATCATAGGCAAATAAGTAAAACCTAAATTGGCTACGATAACCGCCACAAAATATAATATACTAAATTTATAAATCATCACTTCACCTTTAATTTAACCAATGGCGTCAAGAACTCTGTTACATCCTCAATGCTTTTACACAGCGCCCACGCGAAACCAGCCTCTATAATCTGATCGCGCATACGCCTTTGGTTCTCGTTCATCACACCGCGCTTTGCTTTGAGCTCTATGAAGATTGCTTCGTTGTTGCCGGACTTGGTTGCAGTAGAAGGGCAAAACAATTCTAGGTCAGGCCAGCCATACTTCGTACCCATCTGCTTGAGCCTGTTGATGTAGTTGATATGCCGTTTACCCTCGTTCGGACTGTGGTGGTAAACACAGCCATCAGGCAGCGCTACATCAAGCCAGGAAGCAACCTGGCGTTGTAGATCATCTTCAGTCACGACGCAGATAGAAGTCATTTGGCATCACTGCGCTATTTGTCTTAATGACGATGCGCTCCATAAATTCTTGATTAGGTATTAGCCTTGATTTATCGTCAAAACCTAAACACCAGCGCCTAGCCACGGCTGCATGTGATGCACCTAGCTGACGAGCCAGTTCTGAATAGCTCCAGTTATTTTGCTTTCTATAATCGTCAAGTGTCATATCAATAATTGTAAAAAACTTGACTTAGATTTACAAGCCAATTAATTGTAGTATCGATTTGACCATTTGCGACAAGGTAAGATATTATGCAAGCAACCATTTACAATTTATTTAGAGAACCAGCTACAATGCCAAATAATCTCGATGCAGTCATCCGCGCTAGCGGCATGAATAAAAAGCAAGTTGCGAAAGCAGCTGGCATGACGCCAGAAACCCTTTCTAGGCACATTCATGGCAAAGTACAGATGACGCTGGAGAACGCTGAGAGGTATGCCGAAATACTTGGTGTGTCTGTTCAAAAGATAATGTTTGTTAATCCACCAACGCCAATTGTCGGAGAAGCAATTTTAAAAGCAGAAGATGTTATTGTTAGAAATTTTCTAACTAAGTGGACGCAAGGTGTGCAAATCAGATCTTACCTTGGTGATGATATATGCGCAATAAAATATACAGCAGAGCCCGGTTATAAAGGTTATTGGTACGAATATACAGATGCTCTTTGTTTTTATTTAAAGAAACCAATACTAAAACATTTTGTTGATAAAGGTTGTGTGCAAAACTCATCTTTAGTCATGCTAGAAGATGAAATAAAACTACCTAATCAAGAGCCAACGCGACTACTTGCTGGCGTTGTATATCCTGAGCCAGGTGACCTTTATACAATAGACAGTCCTAAAAATGGTATAAACCTACGAGGACTGAAACTCACATGGGGTACACCATATTTATCTGCATTGTTTAGACCAGATCTGCGTGGCGTTACTTATGTTGACATTGAATCGGAACATAATGACTGCAAGGAATGCGGCAGTTCTTGACCGATAGCATCCAACTCTATATTCTTTTTCTTACGCATTCTTAAATCAATTCTTGACATCTTTTTTTCAAGATGATTATTTAAAAAGTGCGACAACATATGGAGTAACTGATGTTTGACATCCCAAATTGGGCTGTTCGACATGACTACTTTCATCATTCTAACCCTAGGTCTGGTGATCGGGCTAAGAAGTTATTTGAGAAAGTACATGTCAGACCAGCCGTAAAAAAAGCGAAAGCAACGCTTTACGATCTTGAGGCACATGAAACTGATCTAGCACAGGCTAGGCTCACGATTGATATATTTGAAAATAATCGTGGGTCAGCCGCCATGTCTGCTGGTAGAGCTGTCCAAGATGGCTGTGATCTTTGCCTTATACCAGAAAAACATACTGAACAAACACTAAGCTTACGAGAAGCTCAGTTCATAGCTAAAGATAACTTAGCTTCATATATACCTAAGAACTACGACAAGAGCGTAGAGGCAGACGATAAAGAGCGTTTAGAAAAATACTTAGAAGAAATAGATGACGTTGTAGAGAACGCTGTGATCGGGCTCAGAGAAGCTATGGCGCGTGACAACCGATACATTGGTGAGATCGAGCTGCTAGAGGCGTTACCAGGCAATGTACTACCGCACAATACTAAGCCTGATTATGCGCGTAGAGGTGACCTTAAAACCAAGTGGTCTAGACCTACGACTAATAAGAAAGGCGAGCGTACCTGGGCAAAGGGATCCCTACCCTCATCACTGGGCGGCATGTTTGATATGAACAACGTCTACCAGGTAGCTGGGTTCTATGCTCTCAATGGCAAACAACCACCGTTTCTAGTCTACGCCAACGCTACTGACTACCGTGTGTTTGATCAAACCAACACACCAGAGCTCAAGCCTGATTACCTGGATGACGTAGTGCAAGACATCGCAATGCAGCACAAAATTACAGAGAACATACTACGTGCCGCTGAAACTAAGGAAGAGCTGCTAGGTTTAGTATCACCTGATTGGAATACAATTTATTGGCAAGAGAGCCCAGCGTATTTACGTGAGGCCAGAATATTATGGGGGATGGAGTGAGTAACAAAGACGCAATAGCTGCACTAGCAAAAGCGCAGCAAGAAATGAGAACACCAGTTAAAGATTTAACTAATCCGCACTATCGAAACGGATACGCTAGTCTAAAGTCATGCATTAAAGCAATTAAACCAGCACTAAACGACAACGGTTTTGCACTACTACAATCTGCTGGCAAAGATGAGCAAGGTCATTACATACAGACTACTTTTGAGCATACATCTGGTGGTTTGTTTACCAGTAAGTTTTACATGGAGCCTGAGAAAAAAGGTATGCAAGGTTTAGGATCCGCTGCTACCTACGCCAAGCGTTATGGCTTGCTAGGTTTGGCTGGCATCGAGCCTGATGAAGATGCAGACGATGATGGTAATGCAGCAGATGAAAAACCAGCTGCGCCTAAACAAAAACCACAGCAAAAGAAACCTGACGCAGAAGCAGCTCACGATGCTGCTGTACGTGAAGAGCAAAACAGTGCGCCTACTTCACCGCAACAGCTAAAAGAAATGATAGAGAATAAAATCAAATTGGCTTCAGCTACGTGGCAGCTAAAAGAAATGACAAAAAAACACGGCAAGGATTTTAACACCATAAAGCAACACGATGCGAAAATGAGTGCTGAACTTAACGCCTACTATAAAACACGATGGGAACAACTGAACACAGGGGAAAGATAGAATGCCACATTTTGGAAAGAGTAACCACCAATTTAGAACAAGCCTCGATAGCACAAAACAATATCGTATTACTGCTTGGCTAAGTTTCAAACAAACCTGGAATGATGCAGAAAAAAGGTTTGAAAGAAACACACCAGAAGAAATAAGTGTGTGTCGTAAGTTGTATGAACAGCTCGCGCAGCATCCC